GCCTTCGACGTCTCATCGATGGAGTACGACTTTCCAAAAGAATTCCATCAGGCGTTAGCTTATGCACGTTCCTGCTTGGATCCCAATTTCGATTGGCAAGCCTTATATGATGACATATCCGATTCCAAATTGTTGGATCGTGAAAATAATATCGTAATACGCAAAAGAAAAGGCAATAATTCAGGCCATGGTGGCACCATCGATGATAACTCGTGGGCCGCTACGGTCGTTTGCTACATTGCGTATCACATACAGAAGACACGAGACGGCGAAAAAGCAACTTGGACTTCCTTCATGAGCGATTGCAAACTAGCAGTTGTTGGTGATGATGGAGTTATTTGCTCGCCCGTCTCAGCGAAAGATCTTAAAACGACTTTCACTCTTTGTGGTTTTACACTAAAGATTGAGGGCGAAAGTTTTTCAACAGCTGACGTCCCTTTCCTGTCTATGACTATGCATAATGGAAAGATTGTTTCAACACACCCAGACAAGATGCTCGCACACCTCCTATACTCTGATTCAAACGATCAGATTTTAGCGCAGCGTGTGTCCAACATCCATATCGAACTTTACAATTCGACGTACGAACGTACGATCGTCGAACAGTTCGCGCAGTGGTTACGCTCCAAACATGGAATAAGCGTATCTCTCCTTACCGCAGGCGAGATTGTTGAGTTATATGGTTAGTGCACAAGCGGTACCATATAAGCAATCATTTTCAAGTTTATTTTTTACCTTGAGAACATCATACATAATCAATTACTAGACAGCGAAGATTACTATTTAATAGCAGTCATCTTATTAACAATACAAATAATAATACAAATCAGTGAAATAATATACAAATACTCGATATGTCAGAACAGAAGGTAGATACCCGAACCAAGAAACAAATTAAACAGACAAAGAACTTCAAAACTGTCCAAGGCAATTTAAGGACCGAGAAGAGGTTTGCCCGCGATGAAGAACAGGATTCGTCCGACATAGAACGCTGGAAAATGGACAAAAATGCACAAGCTTACATGCTCTCAGTGCTTAATCCTTGGAAATACCAAGGTGTTCGTTTCCCAGACCTTACTATGGTTCGCACAGCCACACGTTTCATCAAAGCACCCGGCGGTTTTTCGTTGCAAGCAGGAACGAGTTCAGGAAAAGTCGGTGGAATTTTAGCTCTACCAGTACCTTACCAAGGTATACTTACGGTGGCATCCAGTCCGACGGATGAAAATGCGTTTACTTGGGGTAACACTGCCAGTTTCCCATACACAGATCTAGTGGCCGAGTTCGGTGCTATCCGCACTATCTCTATGGGTATTACCATACTTGATTACGGCAAATTCCAGGATCGAGGAGTGGCGTGCGTCGCTATGCTTGCTCCGAAGGCGCTGGCGTTTGTTACGAATTCAGTTGCAGATTTGAGAAAGTCTGACGAGTGTGAATTACTAGACATTTCAAACGACGGCGTTGTGACAGTCTCCTGGCTCCCTACGCTCGGAGGCCCGGTTTACAGCGCAAGTGACCAAGACCATTTACCATTAGCTACGAGTTGGTATGATCCAGCCACACCGGCCAGTCATTTGGCTAAAGTGGAAAAGGTCGTCCTCATCGTTGCATGGACCGATGATGCCACGACGGCACCCTCTGACGTCTTTGTAGCTGATCCAGTCATCAACATAGAAGGTATCCCATTGTGGAACTCCTCTGATGATTCAGATCTCAAAGCAGTCGTCGGTGGTCAAGAAAGCATTGCCGTCGCAGCTCAACAGGTAGTCGGCAACAACGCCCCAAGCATTAGTAAACTAGTGGCTACCGGTGTCTCATATGGTCAAAAGGCTCTGAGTAATGTCGG